CAATGTGATAAATGTCAGGCAAATCACGAAAAGTAAATGAGTTATTAACATAGTTATAAATTAATGCTTTATTACAATACTGCGACCCTATACTAGGATAGCATACCCACATTTCTGTTTGCTGTACGTTATGTGCAACAAAAGTGAGATTATAATATTCATCATTTATATTATCAAATAATTCTTTTTTAACTAAATCAGTAGCTACAGATTGTTTTCTTACTCCATCATGTACTACTAAATCACCTTGAGTAACTACAAAATGTCTACCATCAAACTCAGCTACACAGTTTCTGCTTAGTACACCTGTATCGTTAAATAACTTTTGGAAACTAAATACAAGGTTTCCACCAATGTAGTTAGCTAACCATGTAGAGTTTTCTTTGTATATTATAAATGATTGTTTAAGTGCTAGACCATCAACAATAAAATCTGACTCATCACCTATTGTAACTTCCCCTGCGTCATTGGTGGCAGACGGAGACCACGATGATGGGTAACTAAAGTTTTCTGCTGCATCACCCCATTTAACTTTGTTAGGAAATTCTGTACTAGATGTTGTTATTCCTAATGCCATCAAATAATTACCAAATGCTTTTATAGTTTTACAAACATCTGCTGCATCCCAATTAGGTAAATCTACAAAGTTAGTAGCACCTACGTTAGGTAATGCTTGTGGTTTATCTACACCATTACAAAAGACAGGAAGACCATTATATACAGTTCCTGTCCAATTACCTATGGTTGTTAAGTTCGTGCTATAATCGCCACCTGAAGTCCTTGTAACGTCTGTATGAGTAGTCCCATCAGTTCTATAAATCTTTGCTGTGCCTGGATAAAACCAATACGATGCTGTTCCAGTAGACCAGTTAAGTACAAAGTATGGAGCTACTGTCGGTGTGCCAAATACTGCATCATGTCCTTTAATTTTCTTTCCTGCATTATCTGTAAATCTTATGTTACTTGCATGTGAATAAAACTCAGGTGGGAGTACAGTATCGTTTGTATCCTTTATCATGCCCTTTGGAGCAGGTGCTACAAATGTAGGCATTAGGCAGTCCTTTTCCACATTTTAACAACAATATATGGTTGTAAGTTGTTATGACTTTGTCCACCACCAGTTGCCTGTGTTTGTTGAGTAATTGGATTATAATTACCTGCAAAGTTCAAACCATATGCTGATGGTCCACCTGTATTATTATCAAAATAATCATGCGTATGTGTGTGAGACGGTATTTGAGAAGTAGTCAATGTATGTGTTTTAGCACCACCTGTTTCTTCTAAAGTATTAAAATCTGAATCACTAGTATTTTGTCCTACTGGAACACGACCTGCACCAAATGCTACCCATGTACCAAAACCTAATAAAGTTGCAGGATTAGTTGTTACTGATGCATTTATATAAATAGAACCGACAGGATATACGTCAGCTAAAGTTATTATTGAACTGTTAGTAATAGTACCTGTAACTGTTAGGTTTCTAATACCTGTTATGTCTTTGTTAGAATCTGCTGTAACAGCTTTTGATGCTTCGACAGTACCAAGTGTTGCTATATCTACATAATTAAGTTCTGTAGTATTTGCCGTAACACCATCAAGTAAATTTAATTCTGTATGTGTTGATGTCATTGCCCCTGTTATATTGGGGAATGTATTTTTTATTGTTGATTTAAGTAATCTTATGTGGTCATCACCTTGAGCAACAGAATCAGTTGCTCCTGGATTTGAAGTATTAAGACTATCTATATATGTTCCTGTTTCTAATCCCATTCGTTACTCCTTAGGGTATTTGTTTTTAATAGATTGTATTCTTGTTTTCCAAACATCTATGCCTTGATGATAAATTTCATCTAACTGATATTCCCAGTTGCCATACTCGTATTTGCGTTTTTCATCTTGTTGAAGATTACTCTCATAAATATTTGCTTGTGATTCTAATGCGTCTAATTCAGCATCTGTAGGTTTAGAAATATCTAAATTCCATTTTTTAATATATGGACCTTGACCATCATCTTGTAAAATTACCTCTTTGGTAAAATCTATTTCTTTATTAACATATTGTCTAATTTTGCTTGATAAACTTGCCATATTATACTCCTATTAGCTTATATGCTCCAAAATAATTAGAAGAATTAACGCTCTCAAATTTTGGACTACCACTAGTGTCTAGCAGTCTTCCATAACCCTCTAAGTAATCTGTACTTCCATTCATTTCTACTACTGTGTTTAGAGATAATCCTGCTTGACGACCATTATTACTTCTAAAATCTATAACACTTTCTGCAATAATACTCCCATTTTTTTGAATATTAGATGCTATAAATGAACCTTGACTATTACCTGCCGAGTCTGACCTAATTTGTGCATAAACAAAATATTTACCTGCTACTGTCGGAGTAAACCTATAATTAGTTGTGTTATCATAACATCCATCTGTATCAAAAATTTCCGTATCAAATTGTACTTTTGTAATTACATTAGAACTTATAGTCTGGTCAGCACTTAATTCTGCTTGAAAAGCAGGAGTATTATTTCCACCTACAGTTATCTCCCCTGAATTTGCAGGTAAAGTAAGAGTATGAGTTCCTGCTACAGCAGGTGCTGAGATTGTTATATCGCCACTCGTAGACCCTTTTAGTTTTATACTACTCATTAATCTGCTTCCTGTATTGTATTACCCTCGGCAATCCATTCTTGAATTGCTTGGTAGTCTATGTTTGATGTATCTATAGGTACAAACATTTCATTATTAACAAATATACTTTCATTTGCTCCTGTAAATCTATCTGCAATATATTTTGCTGATGTAATAATCATAACTCTGCACTCGCTGTAAATTGATAAACTAAAGCATCTTTTGATGTGCTATTGTCTGTGTATACTCTCCAACCTTTTGGAGAAGCATTTGCTACTGTTCCTGTTTTACCATTTGTACTTCCTGAGTAACTAACTTTAGCTGAAGTACCTGATAAATCAAAAGTAACAATAGTTGGAGAACTTCTCATTTCTATTTGTGTGTTGTAGCTAAATGATAAAAAATCTGATGTAGAATCTCCTACTTCTTGCCATATAGAACCAAGTTGTGTAGCCGTTCCTGGAGCATCACTATATTGATAGCTTTTTTGAAAATACCTCTGACATCTTAGTAAACTTGTTGCTCTATCTTCAAACTGAAATGGTGGTATGCTGTTGCTGTCAAATGTTCCTACTTCCATTTGTAATCCTGTTATATACCATTCATTAGATGTACTGTCTGCTAGGTTTACTTGTCCTACTGCTCTGTTTGCCTTTGTGTTTGATGCCCATGATGTGTTTAAAGTTCCTGATGTATAATCTGTTCCCACAGCTAAATATAAATTTAAATTCATGCTTCTTGCATTATCGTTATCTAGAGCACCCGTTGTATCACCTGCAAAAGATAATACTTTTTTTTCCCATGTATTTGAACTACTAATTGTGTAAGATTGTGAAATTTGTCTTGTATTATCTTGGTCAAATAATTCTGCAATATAAGTACCTGTTTTGTTAGTTTTAACCCAAAATGCAACTGTTAAAGATTCAGCATTAGATGTGCCTTTTTTTAGCATTTGTAAATTCTGTCCTTCAAATCTATATTGATGGAGCATAATTGCACTAGCAGATAAACTAGCATCTGCTGTGGTACAATCATATTTTGCACTTTTAGTAAAACCTTGTCCTGTTGGCACATCTGTATCTTGTGTTATCGTGAATTGACCATAACTTGAACCTGCAATTCTTTGTCTATCCATATGATATACTGTTGATGCACTAGAAAAACTCGTACCTCTTTGTGCTATTTGCATATCACCATTTATAATCAATGGAGTAGCAGTCTTTCTATCTAAAGCTACGGTGTTATCTGATACTGTACCATGTAAAGTTAGTGCCATTATTGACTATCTCCTAATCTTTCAAAACAAAATGCTGTTTTGTTAATATTGGTATCTCCCTCTAAGGTAGTACCTGTTGTTAATGATATAACATAAAATCTAACTTTATGAGTTGACGTATTTGTGCAATTAAAAAGTGCTAAACTAGTAAAAGTTCCTTTTGCATTATCTAAGTCTCCACCTACATTCCATGCAATAACATCTGATGTGCTAAAATTATCTGTACTTACTTCTGTTTGCATAACTGCTGTATCAGCTGCTGCACTTTGCCAGTATCCTTGTGTTGATATTTTATAAACACCTGTTCTTGGAAATGTAAATATTCCTGATGAATGTGTCATGCCTGTTCCAATTTTAGAAAAACTTGCATCATCACATCTTTCAACTGTAGAAGCCGACCCTACAGTAGCATTATTGGTTGTTATGTTAGATGTCATTCTCCACATATCAACTTCAATACCATTGTGAGAAAAATTACCACTGCTATCTAGTGATGCAACTGTTGTGCCATTAGACTGAAAATCTATAGCACCTGAAGTATCAGATTCTAATTGTAATCCTGAAGTTGTATCTGCATTAATCTTAACTGTCATAGTATTACCCACCTTTGTCCACTAGGAACTGTTACTGTTACACCACTGGCTATGGTCATTGGTCCAACTGAAAATCCATTCTTACCTGATGTTATTGTATAGTCAGATGTTATATCATCTGAGTTTTCATAGATAGCACCACCTGCTGATGCTCCTCCACCACCACCGATTGCACCCCAAGCACTACCATCGTAGCCCTCAAATGATGAATCAGTTGTATTAAATCTTAAATAACCTGCACTAGGTGAGCCATCTCTTTCGCCTGTTGTACCTGCAGGAATCTCTGCACTACCTGTTGTTGATGTTTCTGCTACCTTACCATCTAATGCTGTTTGTAATCCATCGACATTAGATATGATATGGTTGTGCGAATCATCTGCAACTGTAACTGTAATAGCTGTTGTGCCACTACCACTAGCATCACCACTTAATGTTATTGTTTGGTTGCCAGTTAAGTATGATGAATCATTTGTCCATTGACTTATGTTACCTGATTTATTGGTAAGTGTATCTGTTGATGAAGCTGTAATAAATCCTGCATCGTTAGTCCATTGACTGTTACTTCCTGACTTATTAGTTAGAGTATCAGTTGAACTTGCAGTTATGTAAGCTCCTAAATCAGATATGTTTGATTCTGTAATCGTTATGGTATTTGACGCACTATTGATTGTTTTATTAGTTAGTGTTTGTGTGCCTGATAAAGTTGCAACAGTTGAATCAATCGCAAAAGTAACTGCATTACCACTACCACTTGTATCTATACCTGTACCACCAGTAAAGGTTAGTGTTTCAGTATCTAGGTCAATAGATAATGCACCACCTGTATCTGCCTGGAAGTCTAAGTCTTGTGCTGTAACTTGTGCATCTACATAAGTCTTGATTGCTTTTGCTGATGCTAGTGTATCATCAGATGCAGAAACACTTGATATATCTGTATCAAGAACACCTGATGCTAAATCTGCTACCTCAACATTAGAAAGACTATTGCCTGTTCCATTAGCATCAAATGTTTTATTAGTTAGTGTGTCTGTAGAAGATGCTGTGATATATGAGCCGAGGTCTGATATATCTGCTTCTACTATTGTAATCGTATTACTAGCTGTGTTAATAGTCTTATTTGTTAGAGTATCTGTAGAACTAGCTGTAATCTTTGTGTCCATCTGCGTTTGTATTGCAGAAGAAACACCATTTAAATATCCAAATTCTGTATTAGAAACTGTGCCATCATGTATTTTACTTGCATCTATTGCAGCACTTGCATTGACATCGGCATCAACAATAACACCACTTCCTATAGAAGCTGTACCTGTTACATTACCTGTACCATCAAAAGATGCTGAAGTCCAAGTAACATCACCTGTCATACCTATTGTACGACCTGTAGCTAGTGCTGTAG